CGCCGGAAGGTGGCGGAGGGGAACGACACCCCGATCAAAACTTTTGAGGAGGAAAGAAAAATGAGCTATGAAGTAAACACTCCCGAATATCGGGATATTTGGCTCCGCAATCTGCAGGGCAAGGAACTGAACACCGAAGAGCGCGCCGCGCTGACCCAGGCCGCCGCCGTCATCCCGGCCGAGATGCAGAACAAGATCTGGGAGAAGCTGCGCGAGAATCCGCTGATCGCGGAAGTCGACCTGATGCACATCCCCGGCTATGTGACCCTGCCCCGCGAGAACACCACGAACGACGCGTCCTGGGTGGCCATGAGCACCGCGAGCACCGATTCCGCTGATGTGGTGAACAGCATCACCCTGGGCGCCAAGAAGCTGATCAAGACCATCGAGATCGAAGCCGACATCAAAGCCATGAGCATCCCCGCTTTTGAGGATTGGCTGATCGGCAAGCTGGTCGAGAAGATGGAGACCGCCATTTGCGCGGCCATCATCAATGGCGCGGGCAGCGCCACTGTGCCTCAGGGCGTCATGGCTAACGCCGCCGGAGCGACCGCAAAGACCGTGGCGTTCACCATCGCCGGTCTGGGCGAGGTAATGGGCGCCCTGCCTTCTGCCTATCACCGGAACGCTGTGTGGGTCATGAGCGCCGCGACCTTCTACGGCACGATCCTGCCGCTGGCCGCTGACAACAACGGCATCCTGGTCATGAACGGCATCGAGCAGCGCCTGCTGGGCCACAAGGTCGTGCTGGATGAGAATCCCGCCGCGAAGATCATCTTCGGCGACTTCCACAACGGCTATGCCTTCAACTTCGGCAGCGACATCCGTGTGGATTCTGACGGCTCTGTCGAGTTCCGCAAGGGCAGCACGGTATACCGCTCCATGGCCCTGGCTGACGGCGCGGTTGTGCAGGGCGAGGCCTTCGTGGTCGCCACCAAGACCGCCTGATCTGAGGTGACAGAGGATGAAACTGGCAGTCACTGAAGAGTTCCACGATAAGGTCGAGGACATCATCCGACATGCCGGTGACGTCCTGACCGTCTCAGAGACCCGTGGAGCGGAGCTTTTGGCGGCACGGGTTTGCACCCGGCTGCCGGAGGAGAAGCCCGCGGAAGGGCCGAAAAAACCGGCCAAACGGGCCGCCAAAAAGTAACATACCGGGCGGAGGCTTGAGGGTCTCCGCCCTTGCTATTGTGAGGTGAAAACGAATGCTGAGCGAGTGCAAGAAGGCGCTGAGGATTACGGTGGACGATTTTGACAGCGAGCTGGCCCTGCTGATGATGGCCGGGGCGGATGACCTGCGGATCGCCGGCGTCATTCTGCCGGGAGAGGTGGATTTCGGCATCGACGCGGGAACCGGCGAGGTGACCGACAACTGCAGCCTGGACGATGCACTGGCGATGCGGGCCATTTTCACCTACTGCGCCGCGCACTTCGGGAACCCGCCGAACGCGGACCGGCTGAAAGCGGCCTACGACGAACAAAAGGTCCAGCTGATGCACGCGAGCGCCTACACCGATTACAACGGCGGGGGTGAGTGCAGATGATGAAAGCCAGCGTTGTGACGCTGATCGGCGAAAATCCGGCGGCTCATGGCGTGCTGGAGACTCCGCAGGAGATCCGGCGGAAACGCTACTGCACCGTCAAAAGCATCGGTCAGACTGAAGCTTATCAGGCGCGCGGTATTGGTCTGAACCCGGAGCTGAAAATCATCCTGGCTCATGATTTTGAGTACACGGACGAGGCACAGCTGGAGTACAACGGCGAGCGCTACGACATCCTGCGGACCTACGTCACGGAGACGGACGGCATCGAGCTGACTGTCCAGCGGGCGAGGCGCAACGCAGCGGAGGTGAACGCGAATGCCTGAGGATTACACAGCATTGGTTGATGCGCTGAAGGCGAGCGGGATCCCGTTTGCGGAGTACGACTGGCAGACACGGCCGACCGGTGATTATGGCACAGTATCGCTGGACTTTGAAGCCGGAGCCGATCACGGCGATGACCGCAAAGTGGCCAGAGCCTGGAGCGGAAGTGTAGACCTGTTTATGCACGGGCGTGACGCGGCCAAAATCGCAACAGTGGAGACAATCCTGAATGAGCATTGCTTCGGCTGCTGGATGTGCGAAAGCATCCAGCACGAACGGGAAACCGGGCTGATTCACTATGAGTGGAGCTTTGAGGTTGAGGAGTGAGGCCCATGGCCTACAAATGCGTAACGAACGGGATGGATGAACTGATCCAGGCGATGGACCAGTTAGGAAACGCCGGGCGAGGAGCCGCGGCGGGCGGGCTTTTTGAAGCCGCCGGTAAATATGCTGACTCGGTCAGCAGGGCAGTCAATGGGATTGCCGTTGAACCGTTTAAGTACGCCGCAGGCGGACGAAAACGGAGACCATCCCCGGAAGAACGCGCTGTGCTCCAGGGCGCCGGCGGCGCTGGTATCGCAAAGTTCAAGTCGAACGGTCTGAGTGTGGACACAAGCATCGGATACAACAAATCCGGATACGCCATTGTCGGTGGAAGTCTAAGAAAAAACGCTAGGACCAATTACCGGTACGATGCGGAGACCGGGCGGGTTGTGCATGCCAGCAAAGCAAAGGCGGGATCGCAAAACGTAAAGCCGGTTGCTGTGATCGCGAACGCCATAAACAGCGGAACATCATTCATGGAAAAGCAGCCCTTTTTCCGGAAGGCTGTGAGGCAAGCGGACGGCGCTGCCAGAAGCGCTTTTGAGGCAAAGGCCGTCGAGATCCTGGACAAGGCGGCGAACGAGAACAAATGAACGGAGGGAATAAGATATGGGCAGACAGGCAGTGGGCATGATGTATCCGGTTTGGGCCCCTCTGACGGCTCACACGGACGGCAGCATGCCGACTTATGGCACCGGCCGGGTGATCATGGAGGCCAGGACGGCCAACGTGACTTACACCCGTGGTAACAATCCGGACTATGGTGATGACCGTATAGTGGATGATGACGACGGCATCACCGATCTGCAGATCCAGTTTGAAAGCACTGGCATCAGTGATGAGGACCGGGTGGCTGTCCTGGGCGAGGTTGTGCGGACCGGCAACGCCGGCGGTCAGTGGGTGACGGATAAATCCAGCCCCTGGGGCGGCTTCGGTTATATTCGCGTGATGCGGCATAACGGCGTGAGGAAGTTTGAGGCGTGGATCACGCTGAAGATCAAGTTCCACGAAGACAGCCAGAATACGCAGACCCGCGAGGGTCAGATCGTCTGGGGGCATCCGACGCTGACCGGCCGGGCCGCGGCGCTGGATGTGGACGGCGGAACGGAGCTGAAATTTCAGCTGCACGACAGTTTCGACACCATTGCTGAGGCGAAGACCTTTATCAATGGGCTGCTGAATGTGACCTGATGAATATGGGGGACCTTGAAAACGGGGTCCCCCTTTTTATGAATAAGGAGGACATATGATCACTATCAAAATGGGTAAGCGGGAGATTCCGCTGATGTGTTCGACGTTTGAGCTGATCGCCATCCAGGACGAGATCGGGTGCACGGTCGCTCAGCTGCGTGATGAAGTCTTTGGGCTGCATCTGGCCGACCCTGAGAACGACAAGAGCTGGGTTTTGGAAATGGCGCGGGACCCTCAGCGGATGAAAAAATTCGGCACGCTGGTCAGAATCCTGGGCAACGCCGCGCTGGAAGAGGAAGGACAGCCCGCGGATCTGACAGACAAGTGGGTGCTGAGAAACATGAAGCCCGGGCTGGTTATCAGCTACGGCATCGCTGTTTTGGCCGTCATCAATGAGGCACAGAGCAGCGAGGTGATGGCCGAAGCTGCGGAAGAGCAGGGCCCTGTTGACGAAATGGTGGAAGAGGAAAACCGAAAAAAAGCGCAAGAGAAATGACATACCGGCGGGTTGTTTCGTGCGGATTGATTGCCGGACTGACAAAAGATGAAATTAACCGGATGCGGCCGGGGGAGGTCCTGGACTATTACGCATACCGGAGGCGATATGATCAGGGAAATCTGCAGAATGTGCTGAGCCACATGTGGGGGGATTAAGATATGGCGGTTAATTATAAAATTGGCGCAGACGCGAGCAGTTTTAAGAAGGGCGTCAACGAGGCCCAGGCCAGTCTGAAAACCCTCGACGCGGCACTGAAAGTCAATGAGGCAAGCTTCAAGGCCGGCGGCGACGCTCAGGTCTACATGGAGCAGAAGACCAAACTGCTGAGCGACAAGATGACACAGCAGAAACAGCTGGTCACACAGCTGCAGCAGGGTCTGAAGCAGATGCGGGAACAGGGTATCTCCCCCACCAGTGTTGAGTATCAGAAACTTGAAGCCAAGATGCTGAACGCTCAGACGGTCATGCTGCAGACACAGGGTGCCATTGACGGGCTGGATGAAAGCCAGGTCAAGGCGGCAGACAGCGCCGGCGCCCTGGCGGACAGCGTCAACGGCATCGGCAAAAAAATCAGCCTGGACCAGGTGATCGGCGGGATTGATCGGATTACCGGAGCGCTGCAGACGGCAGCAGGGGCTGCGGT